CCGCCTGTGGGACGGCAACCCCTGGTATCCCGAAAAGCAATTTATCTGGCTCGCGGACGGTCAGATCAAGGCGATGAACCCGGCACACATCCTTTATCTCGTCTACACCGGCCGGGACTTCCGGGGACTGGCTCGCACGCGGATGGACGAGGCGAGCTGGCGGGCCGCTGCCGACAAGCTGTATGCCGAGAGTTTCGGGCTGTGCTTTGAATGGACCAGGTCCGACACGTTCGCCAACTTCTGCGAGACGGTGAAATCGCATATCGGAGCCGAGGTCTACCCGAACCGCCAGACTGGGCAGATCAGCATCCGGCTCCTGCGTGACGACTACAACGTTGCTGACCTGCCGCTGTTCGACGAAGACAGCGGCCTCCTGGAGATCACCCAGGAGAAGACCGGCTCGACCTCGCTCGCGCCGAGCCAGCTTATCGTCAAGTACATCGACCAGACCGACGGTGCACAGCGCCAAGTCATCGTCAACAACAACGCGGTCGCCGCGTCGCAGGGGCGGCGGTCGTCCGAGGAAGTCGAGTTCCTGGGCGTGCCGACTGGCGAGCTGGCCGGGCGAGTCGGTGAGCGGGAAATGCGTCTGAAGACAACCGGCCTGAAGCGCTATAAAGGCGTATTCGACCGCCGCGCCCGTAGCCTGAACCCAGGCCAGCCGTTTCGCATCCGTTCGACCCGGCGCGGCATCCCCGAAACCGTCGTCAGGGTCGGCCGGATCGAGGACAACTTCCTCGGCGACGGCAAGATCACCCTGACCGTCGTCCAGGATCAGTTCAATCTGCCGGCGACTACCGGCGTGGCACCGCCACCACCGGGCTGGATTCCGCCCGACCGGACGCCTCGGGCGATCACTGTGCGCCGCCTGATCGAGGCACCCTATCGCGAACTGGCCGGCGTGATCGATCCGGCAAATCTCCAGCTCCTGGACGTGAGCGCGTCCTACTTGGCCGCGCTGGCCGAGGCGCCGACCAGCTTGTCGCAGAGCTACACACTGACCGACCGCGTTGGCAGCTCTGGGGCGTTCGTGGATCGAGGGACCGGCGACTGGTGCCCGACCGGCCTACTCGCCGCCGAGCTGCCGCTGGCGGCCGGCCCGAGCGTGGTCACGCTGACGAACGCCAGTCGGCTGGAGGACGTCGCTGTCGGCCAGGCCGCTGTGGTGGACGACGAGATAGTCCGGGTCGATGCGGTCAACTATGCCAGTGGCACAGTCACCCTGGCGCGCGGCTGTGCCGATACCGTACCGGCCAAACACCTGGCCGGGGCTCGGGTCTGGTTCTACGACACGTTCGAAGCGGTGGACGAGACGGTCTACAGCCAGGGCGTGACCCTACAGGCCAGGCTGCTGACGAACACCAGCGAGGGCCAACTGGCCCCGGCGCTGGCCGCCACTGACAGCCTCACGCTGACCGGGCGCCAGGGTAAGCCGTATCCGCCCGGCCAGTTCCGCATCAACGGCAGCGCGTACCCAACGAAAGTCTACGGGGCGCTGTCGGTGAGCTGGGCGAAGCGCGACCGGATCGGCCAGGCCGACCAGTTGATCGATACCACGGTCGGCAACATCGGACCCGAAGACGGGGCGACGGTTACGCTCCTGGTCTACAGCGGCACGACGCTGAAGCGCACCTACGCCGGCCTCACATCCAGTAGCTGGTCCTATCCGTTGGCCGAGGACATGGCGGATGGTCCGCTCCAGGACGTGCGCCTGGTTCTGCGCAGTGTCCGCGACGGCATCAATTCTTGGCAGCAGCACGACATCACGATTGAACGCCACGGCCTCGGTTTCCGGCTGGGCGAAGAACTAGGAGGCGTTTCCGCATGAGCCTGACAATGGGGCCGAACACTGGCCTACTGATCAACGGCGCACCCGGTGAGGGGCACTACAACGAACTTATGCGCCTGTTGCGCTGGGATGACTTCCTGCGCCAGCCCGTGGTCAAGGGCCGCGTCGCCACGCTGCCAACTTCCGGCCAGGCCGAGGGCGACACTTACATTTTCACCGGGGCCGGGGCGAACCAGAACCGCCTGGCCCGCTGGTGGGCAACGGGTGCGAACACGGCTATTTGGGAGTACATGCCACCCAGGCTGGGCTGGCGGGTGCAGGTGGCGAACGAGGCCACGCCTGCTGGCCAGGTCAAGACGTATGAGTTCGGGGCCAGTGGCTGGACTGAGCTGGTGGGCGGGATGGCCGACGCGCCGAGCGACGGGAAGCGCTACGCCAGACTGAACAACGCGTGGGCAGGCTTGGGGGCTGCTGCCGTCGCCGATATTCTCGGGACGGTCTCTCAGGCCGGCGGTGTGCCAACTGGTGCAATCTACGAGGGCGGCAGTAACGCGAACGGGAGTTACGTCAGACTCGCAGACGGAACGCAAATTTGCTCCAGCAGCCTTTTAACGTTTACTGCGGGCTCAACGTCGGTGGGTGCGTCTTGGACATTCCCGGCCAGCTTTGTGTCGCCGTCGCTGATGTTTGGCACCGTTGTCGCATCGGGAGCCGGCGCAGACTATGACCCCGGCGTCGCGGCGAGGAACCTGGGGGCTGTTTATTTCAATGCGTCAACAAACTCTGCTGCACTGGGGTTTCTCTGCATCTCGTCTGCATCGTTCACCCCTGGCGCCCAAACTCGAAATAACCGTGCTATCGCCATTGGGAGGTGGTTCTGATGATCATCACTCTTTCTCCGTACTTGCCGCTCCCCGGCAGCGATGAACACCTGATGCTGAGCAGGGCTGGCGATGTGCTCACCGTGAACGGCCAGGCGTTCGATTTCACACCGCTCCCGGAGGGTGGTGAACTGCCGGCTGAGGCTATCGGGTCGGAGTGGTTCGCTGGCCCCGCCGTTCGCCGTGAGGGGCGTCTTGAGTTCAGCCTGCGGCTGCCGCTGGCTGACGGCGCTAGTGCAGCCGCTCGCTTTCCTGAACCAATGCTGATCGAGGCCGACGGCCCTGTGGAGTTGCCGCAATGACTATTGACTGGAGCATGTTGAAGTCACCCGAAGACCAGCAGGTTGAGCAGCGGGAGGCCATCAGAGCACAGCGCCGCCAGGCATACCGGGACGAGGCTGATCCGCTGCGCCTGGAGGCCGAGTTTGACGCCATCGCTACCGGCACAGCGCCGGACCTGTCGGCCTGGGTCGAAGCTGTCAAGGCGATCAAAGAACGCTATCCGCTCCCCCAGTCCTAAGCGTTTTGATAATTGTGACCAACGTCGCCTTTTTGCTACGGTCCCCAGCTGATGTGCGGAGTAGATAGGGATGTTGGTATGGACGAGGTGCTTAGACGAAGGCTGCGGGCGGAGCTGCTTGAGGTGGGGTTCCTCAACCAGTGCTGCCTCGATCTGATGGAAGCTATGAATTCCGAGTTCAGTCTTACCGAGGACCAGCGCGAATGCATCGAGCAGCTCGGCCGGTTCCTGCGGGAGGGCATCGGCAAGCTGACCGCTCTGTCTGAGCGGGTGGCCGATGGCGATATTGTCGTCCTGTGCTGATCTTTTGAAAGTCTTTTGCCGCAGCCGGAACGGCTAGGGCGCGTCATTTATTGCGCAAATCCGCGCCAAATTTCGCGCCGCGCTACATATCCGCCGATGTCGCGGATAAGCGGCGGATAACCGCGAGCGGTTATTCGCCCTACGGAGCGGGGACGCTGTCCGGCTTTTTCGGGGTGTGTAGGGCGAATAACGCCATGGGCGTTATCCTGTGGGGAGGTGACTGTTTTGACACATGCCAAAAGAGGGAGGGATAGGCCAGAGCCCCTATAGCACTAGGGCTCCAGCCGGACAGGCGCTGTGGGACAGTTTGGAAAAAATCGATCAGGATTGAGCAAGGACTGCAAAATATTGATCGTTAATTGGCACGGAATGAGCGCTAAGCCATCCATCGGCCTGACCACACGACGCGCCCGATGATGTCAACTGCTTCCAAGTCCTGCTTAGAGACGAACATTGTCTGATAGGCAGGGTTAGCACTGATGATCGCGAGGCCGCCATTGATCTGCCGTTGGACGCGCTTGGCGTACAAGTGGTCATCCAGGCGAATGACGTAGACAGCTTCGTCACGAACCTCATTGCAGCTGTGATCAATCATCACCGTATCGCCATCGCTCAACAGCGGCTCCATTGAGTCACCGCCGATGCGGACGGCCGACATATTCGCTATCTCCAGGCCTTGCTTCCGCAAGCTGTAGCGAGTGAACGCCAACTGAGCGAGTATCCGTGCCCCCTCTGTCCAGGAGCCGTGACCAGCGCTCACCCGAGCGTCATACAGAGGGATATAGGCGTAACTGTCGTCTCCCTTCTCGCGACTATCTTCCGCAGACGTAGGGGTGCCGAAAGCCAGCCACATAGCGGAAGTCCCTGCGGCCTGGGCGATCTGTTCAAGTCGATCCAAGGTTGGGAAAGTCTCCCCCGACAGATAACTGCGCAGGGTAGCCTCGGACAAGCCGCATTCCTTAGAAAATCCTCGCAGGCTTTGCGAGGAAATCGCCTGTTTCAGACGGATTTTGAAGTATCCGATTCCATCCTGGGGAATCGGATGCCCAGACAATTCAGTCGGGGCGCCATCCGTTTGTTCGTAACCCATTGATTTTCCTAGTATTCATTGTTTTTCCGCGCGCTGTTGCGAGAAAAAACTAAACGGATGAGTGGAAATCCGTTGCTGTGCGAGGATTTTCTCGCTATGTTTATGCCCTAAGTCACGTTAGACACCCCAAAAAAACCACCCTGCACGGTGGTTGAGATGGAACGTAGGCATGAACAGAACCGAAATCCCCCGCGACAACAACGCCCGTTGGGAGTGGATCAAATACCAGCTCCGCACCAGAGGATCGTCCCTGGCTGAGGTTGCTCGCTCCCTCAACGTCTCCAGCCCAGCGGTCAAAAACGCAAAACTGACCCCCTACCCTCGGGTAGAGCGCGCCATCGCTGCCGTCCTCAACCTCAGCCCCCTAGTGCTGTGGCCGGAGCGCTGGCTCGACGAAGAGAATCCGAAGCGGCAGCGGCCGAATCGTTCGGAGACCTTGCAGGCATATGTCAGACATATGCCAGGTGCTGAGGAAAATACCAGATACGCTGACCAAGCGCAGCGTAAAGCCGACGCGGGGGCTTGAACATGGCCCGCCGCAAAGACGACCGCACCCTAGACATCTTCGATGTTCCGCAGCCGGCTCGCGCTATACCCGGTGAGTGCAACTATGCCGCCCAGGTCAGCGAGCTGGTCAGCGAAATTCTGAAGGCCGCCAACCTCGACCGTTACGAGATTGCAGCCCGCATGTCGCGCCTATCTGGCGATGACGTGAGCAAGAACATGCTCGACGCCTGGTCGAGTCCCGCCCGAGCTGATCACAACCTGCCTTTCTACCGCGCCGCCCTCCTGGAGGACGTCTGCGCGAGCCACCTGCTGACCAACTGGCTGGTCGATGTGCGGGGTGGTCGCGTGGCCTATGGCCGAGACGCACTGCTCGCCGAACTGGGCCGCCTGGAGCGGACCCGCGAGGAAGCGGGTCGGCAGGCGCGTGAGCTGAAGCGAATCCTGGGGGAACCGTGATGGAAACCACCAACCTGACGGCGCTGCTCAGCAACCTGCGGCACGCCACCGAGTTCTGGAACGCAGTGAAGGAATCCGGCCCTGATCAAGACACCACCACTACTGGCGTCTTTTCGGACGCTCGTGAGTGGCTGACAACCGCCGCGCTTGCCCTCGGCAACGCCCTGATCGCCCAGCGCGAAGCTGCTGGAGGCGACCATGAGTGAATGGTTCTCTGCCCAAGAGCTTGCAGGGTTGCCAGGGGTTCCTGGAACCGCGCGAAACGTCAAAGCAATGGCCGAGCGTAAGTCGTGGAGTGGACGGCGCCGCGTCGGCACCAAGGCCATTGAGTACCACGTTTCGGCCCTGCCGAAGGAAACCCGCGCCGCGCTGCTGAACGCCGCCCTGGGCGAGGTGGCCACCAAGGTGGTCCGCCAGGAGACGCAGCTGGCCCTGGTCGAAACCAACCGCCAGCAGCTGGTCGCCGATGCCCGCCAGGGGGTGCTGCACGCCCTGGACCTGATGATGGCCCGCACCGGCTACAGCCGGAAGCGCTCCATTACCCTGATGCTGGACATGGCGCGCCTCGGCCAGGTCGAGCCGCAGCTGCTCGCCATGCTCAAGATGGCCCGCGATCCTCGCGGCCGCCCGAGCGCGGACGGCCTGCCGAGCGTGCGCAGCCTGGAGCGCTTCCTGGACCAGGCCGAGCGTGGCGCCCTGGTGCCGAAGGTCCGCCGCCCGGACATGAGCGTTCCCGACTGGGCGCCTGCCTTCATGACGATCTACCAGGGGCCGGAGAAGCGCAGCGCCCGCGCTGCCCATGCACTGCTGGAGAAGCACTGGCAGGGGCAAATGCCCAGCCTGGACCAGGTCTATGCGTTCCTGCGCAAGGTCGGCAACGTCAGCCGCGAGGTCGGGCGCATGGGTGAGCATGAGATCAAGGCACTGCGCCCGTTCATTCGCCGCGACTTCACCAAGCTACTCCCGACCGACGTCTATTCCTGCGACGGCCACACGTTCGACGCCGAGGTCCAGCACCCGATGCACGGCCGGCCCTTCCGGCCGGAAATCACCACCATCATCGACATCCGTACCCGTCGAATTCCGGGCTGGTCCACCGGCCTGGCCGAGTCGGCCCTGGTGGTGGTCGATGCCCTACGTGACGCCTGCATCAAGGGCGGCGTCCCGGCCATCTTCTACGTGGACAACGGCTCGGGCTACGTCAACCACATGATGCGCGACGAGGCGGTCGGCCTTATGGGCCGCCTGGGCATCGATATGAAGAACAGCCTGCCCTACAACAGTCAGGCGCGGGGCGTGATTGAGCGCGTCCACCAGAGCCTGTGGATTCGGGCCGCCAAGGAGTTGCCCGGCTACATCGGCGCCGACATGGACCGCCAGGCCAAGCTGGCCACCTTCAAGCTGACGCGCCGGGCCATCGCCAAGGGCGGCACCATGCCGCTGATGTCTTGGGAATCTTTTGTCGCGTTCTGCGAACAGCAGATTGCCGAGTACAACGACCGGCCGCACAGCAGCTTGCCGCGCATCGTTGACCCGAACACCGGCCGCCGCCGGCACATGACCCCCAACGAGGCCTGGGCGCTGCACGAAGCGGAGGGTTTCAGCCCGATGCGCGTCACCGACGACGAGGCCCGGCCGCTGTTCCGGCCCCAGGTGCTGCGCACCGTCCGCCGCTGCGAACTGGAGTTCATCGGCAACCGCTACTTCGCCCGCGAGCTGGAGGAATTCCACGGCGACCAGGTGGCCGTGGGCTACGACATCCACGACGCCAGCAAGGTATGGGTCTACGACGGCGAGGGCCGCTTCCTCTGCACCGCAGAGCTGAACGGCAACAGCCGCGACTACATGCCGGCATCGTATGTCGAGCGTGCCCGCGAGAAACGCGCAGAGGCCCGCGAGAAGCGCGCCCTGGCTCACCTCGACGAGATTCGCGCCGAGCGTGACGGCGGGTATGCCCTGGAAATGGATGCGCCGCTGTCCATCCCCGGCCTCGGCACGATCACCCCCGAGCAACTCCGGTCGCGCAGCGCCGCGACCCTTGAAGTGCAGGCCGAGCGGATCGACGAACCGCGCCCGGCCGCAGCCGCCACCCAAGCCACCAC